CGATATGCAGGAAACAATACATTGCATCCCAATGCATCTCCTTCACTTACTGTATTGCTTACCCAGTCTTGTAAAGCACAGTTAAAGACAACTCTAGTGTCATTAAGCAGTAAGTAATAATCGTTTTTATCTAAGTTTTCATATACTTTAAGTTTGCCTTGTGCTTGAAGTTGCCGCGTTCTTTCCATATACGAATCATTATTACTACGCAGTTCTGCACCTGAAAACACAGCAAACTCTACATCTGAGTTGGGATTTTGTTTGAACCATTCTTCAATCAAATCCATATAAAAATCAGGTTGTTTTTCTTGATCCCAACGTGCAGAAAAGGCTACTCTGTTTTTTCGTTCGTTAAATGGTTTAATACTTTCGCCACTGTTTGTTAATCGATTGCGAACTTCGTTTTTGCTAAATGCTAAACCAGAAATGTTGTATACAGGAACTTCCCAGCCTGCAACTTTAATATGTGCTACCATTTCTTCGCTTGTAGCAAGAACACCATCTACTACTTTGCTAACCATTTTTTCGTACAAACTCATCCAGGGATACATTCCCCATACATGAACAAAATCATCTGGATCAACAGTTTGCGCTAAACAACGAACATAAATTCTTGGACGCATATCTTCTGACACTTGATCTAAAATATAAGGCAATGATTCAAAGCCGGGCTGAAACATGTCTTCAAAAAAGATAACATCTTCGCCAGTGACTTCGCCTTCTCGCATCATTTTAACTAGATTCATCATTTGGCTCATACTAAAGTATGATCTTCCATGTGCATCTAGTACTTGCCCTGTTACAATTTGCTTGCTCGCATCAAGTGTTTCTCCGGGAACGATTTCAAAATCAATTCCACGCTTTTCAAACACTTCGGTATTCCAGTCTGTTAACTGAAGTGTATACCTTGCATTGTAGGGTTCTAACCCCATGTAAAACAGTTTACGCATATTAATTTCTCTTTCTATACTTAGGCCTAGAATCTTGGTCCCAATTATTTTTTACTGGTTTACCTGCAATGTGTTTCAAATACTGACGATAAATGTAACTTCTTTGAGCATACAAATCGCGCTCGTTGAAAACGTGCCCAAACTCTCGACAAAAATCTCGATAACTGTCTAAATCATCAAAAATTTTATCTGCTGTTTTAGGGATATTATTATTTGATCTTGCCATTGTTATAACTCCTAATTAAACGGATAATGTTAAAGTTTATTGTAATAGATTGTTGCACCGTTCTCATCGTCTTCACTTACAGTAATTTCGATGTTGCGGTCAGGATAACGACTAGCGATTGCATCGTACAGTTCATCACTAATCATTTCACAACTCTTATAATCAAGTTCTAGTGTTCCTTGATATAAGTTTTGCAACCATCGTTTGAATTGTATAAATTCAATATCGCGGTCGTTGTGAAATACTTCAATTCCCACTTTAAAGTGAAAAATATGTCTGTGTGGATGACCCAAAAAACTAACATCATACTCATCGTTAGTTTTTAAATTTGGGTCTGTAAGCGCGGCTGGATAACAATGGATTCCTTCGCGTTGAAATTTTACCCAAATCATGCGAATCGCTTGGTGCTTAATTTTATTACGCATTTCTAATAATGCCGTTTCGTGATTTAAAGATGTTATCGTTGACATCGTATAGTCTCTATTTTGTTAATTGTAATGATATATTAAATTGTGTTTATAATCAATTAAAATGGTTATTTACTCAGTTACACTAGAACACAAGTTAAAATGCTGGTCCCCAGGCAAAAGATACCAGTGACCATCTTATTCCCCATTTGATTGATATTACCCTATGAGAAAAAAAACTTGGAAAAACAATTGCAGTTCCAATAGTTTTGGGTGTATTTTTCCCCTCAACTATTAAATCTCCCCCAATATATTCATTTTCATTTGATAGTTGAACTATCATAGTCAATTTACGATCTATATTTCCTTGAACACATTTGTAATGGTCAGTGTGATTATTAAAATATCCACTAGAAAACGAATACTTTTTGAGTGCATATGGTTCTACAAAATCAACCCTACTATCAAAAAACATAATAGCATTTTCCCATACTTTTCCTAAAAAAGAGTGAACGAAATCTACATGTTCAATTTTAGACACTTGGTTGCTTTGATCTGCGTTTTTGATCACCTGACTTTTATGTTCTTCACCATAATTAGTTAGTTCTTTAGAAACTTTTTGAGTTAGTGCATTTTCTTGCAAAAATATTTTTGTAAGGTCTACTCGAAAATCAGGAACAGTTTTAACAACAGGAATCATTCTATAATCTCCCTCATAGCATCATCGCTATCCTCAAACTCATCGTCTGGCTCATTTGTTTCTTCCCCAGAAGTTTCAAATAACTGTTCAAACATAGTTAGAGAATTTACAGATTTTTTGCCGCTATATCCTTGACCTGCTTTCATTTGTGTCCAAAATGCGCTATGATGGTCTATCAGTGCCAAACTTTTTTCTCTGTCATTTAACGAAAAGATTTCGTCAACAATAGAACCAAAACTAATATCATCAAAAGGATGAATAATCATTTTTGGTTTGACACCTTGTTCGTATCTGCGATTTGCTTCTTGTACTGACCAAATGTGTTGATAAACATTGTGTGCTTGTAAAAGAGTATAAGAAAGTGTGTCCCAGCTTGTTTTTGTTTCTTTGCCATGTTGACCAATAAAACCATGCCCTCGATAACACAAGTCTTTAAGAACCATATTTTCTGTTATCGGGCTGTCTGTAAACATTTCGTGAATACCATCTTGCAAAACCGCATCACTGAATTTTCTAGTATCATTGGCGTAGTCTTTATTTTCAGCAGTTTTTTCCATACTATAAGTCCACTTTTTATCGTGTTCGATTTGTGTGTTAAAGTATGCTAAACCTTTTGCCGCCGAAAAGAAAGGCGATGCGCAATCAAAAGTAATTTTTAAATTTGGATTATGATATTTTCTAATTGCTCGTTGAATATCAGTAAACAACACCGCGTATTCTAAAATGCTAGTGCCCAAACAATGAACTAAGTCATGTTTGCCTGGCTCTAACAATCCATCATGAATAATATTAACTAGTCTACGCAACATTAAATGAATATCAATTTTATTTTGACCACCAAATGCCCAGCCATTAAAATGATTTTCTGGATAAATATTTGGGTCACAATATCTTTTCATTTCTTCATACCACTCATCACTTTGAGTGTGAGTTAGTCCTTGAAGAACATTTAAAAATTTACAGTTGCCATTGCGATTTTGAATAAAATATTCGTTGTTGATATGTGTTGCGCTTCTAGCATCGTCAATTGTGCTAATGCCATGTTTGTCATACAAATGTTGATTTCTTACGGTTTGCGATGGAACATCTAAGCACATGCCATAATCCATATACTCATCCATCCATCTAAGAACAAGTTCTCGTTGCTTTTTGGCTTTGGGACAATTGGGGTCTTTCCAGTCAGCGGGCCATTGCCCTTTCATAATTTGAAACCCACCAGAATCACCTAACATAAAAGTTCCGGCTTCACGCTTGCGTATAATAGATTCGCTTGGATTATCTGTAGTAGTGTCTAAGTTAGCGTGACCTGCCGAGTACAAACCCCACTTATAGTTGTACAAACCCTCACTGCTGTTAAGAAAGTTTAACTTTTCTACACTACCGCCGAACCCTTGAGGAATTCTTGATTGATCAAAATATTCTTGACCTTCGCGTTGTCTGCCTAATCCTGAAATAAAAAAACTAGATACTGCTGGCAAAAACAATGCCCAATCATCATTGTGTTGATCAGTTAGATTCGCTTGTGTCATCTTTTACTAACTCTAATGTTAAGTCTAAGTTTCGTTTGGCTTCTCGTACAGAAGGATATTTTTCTATTAGTTCATTTAATTGTTTTTCTTCTAACATCTTTTTTCTTGCCCAATCTATAACTTCGGCAGTGTCTTCATTATATTCAAGTCTTACAGTAGGATCTATTCTATGCCATTTACCTGAATTATCACAAACTTCAAACTCTGCTGTAGAGCCGTTCCATCTTACTGTTCCTGAAATATTGGGTAATAGATGTTTGTTTTCAACTTGCCAAACAACGGGTCTAGTATGGCTTGTTATTCTGATCATTTTGCTTGTGCAGGCAACAAGAATTGATAAACTGCTAGACCACTGTCTACTGTAATTTCAGTAGCACCTTGATCAGAAATTTTAATTGTTTTGTCACCGGGCAAATCCATAATAGATAAAAAGACTTTTACCGGCCACATCCAATTTTTTGATAATGTTCCTGTTACACCAGGATGAAAAACAAAGTTTCCCGAATGAGTTGATGGATCACCAAAAAAGATTTTCAAATCTCCATTGTCAGTTTTTGTAGTAAAGTTAAGTTCTTCTGCATTTGCTGATGCTTGCTTTTTAAGACGCATAATACCAGCAACCGTAGGTTCAAACTCAACGTTCCAAGCAGTGCCTTTAAAAGTAACATTACGAACTTTGTCTTCGATAATACTTTTTGACATCAACCGATAGTCGTTAACAAAATCTCCCGCACTTGTTTCAAAGTGAATTGCTGTTGGGACATCTTCACCATCTTTGTTTGTTCTAGTAACATTAATGATTGCATTTTCATCATAATCGTCAAATGACAAAATTGTTTTTAACTTAGACAAGTTGGGCATACCAAATGTACCAATAAACTCTGCAACCGGAGTTTTAAACTTACCATTTACAACAACAGATTTATCCTCTGCAATTGCTGAAATTTCAGTTTCTTGATCAGTGCCAACTATCTTAACGAGTTCGATTACTCCTAAACCCATAGTGTGTTGAATTAAGTCTTGTAAATTGTCTTTCATTTAATTTCCTTTTAAAGTATTTAGGTATGTTTACTATGTATAATAATGGATTTTATTGCGTAAGTCAATGATTGATTTAACCAAAGTAAAAATTATTTTAATGTTGTTACTTGAGCACAGTAAAGGGGTTGATCGCCCATGTTCCCCGCTAAATGCCAATCATTTGGACCAAAACTAACCCAGTCTCCTTGTTTCCATTTAACATAAGGCTGATCTTGAACTTCAAAATAATGTCCTTTTTTCCAATCTTCTAAAAAAATAAGAAATCTGTTTATGTCACCATCACCAAATTCTTCTTTGAGTTTGTAATGCTTATCTAAATGATTTGGTATAGTGTTTCCTGGATCAATTCTTATGACGCTTACTACATGATTTTTAAAGTTTTGGGGTACCTTATCAGCCAAATCATGTATATAACTTGGTGATTCTTCAAACATTTGCCAAACACTGCTATTATGTTCATTGTAGTATTTTTCTAATGCGTCATATTGACGATAGCAAGTTTGACATTCACTAAAATTGATTTCATCTAAATCAGATTTGAGAATTTTAAAATCTATATGTCCAAAGTTAATCACAATAACTCTCCAATGTTCCTCTTCTACGCAAATCTAGTGTAGTACAATGTATTCCCCCAGCAAGTGTCATGGCATGCCTAAACTTAACTGGTACAGAAGTTATATTATATTTTTCTAGTTCTCGCATTAAAGGTTCTTGAGCACTATCACAAATAATAGTGTTTTCATCTACACTAAGAATGTTTAATCCTATGTATGGACTACATGGCGAATGATAGCCGGGAACTTTACATCCTTGAGCGATACAATCATCAAAGTAAATTTTGTCCCAGTTTTTAAATATTTCAGGGCAATTGTCTGGCGTAACTCGACTACCATTTAATAATACTAATCCAGGTCTTAAAGGAATTATCGTGCTGTCAAAGTGTGCATAACTGTACAGTTCACTGTAATGCAGTCTATAGCCCATTGGTTCTAAAAGACGTTTAAGCCATCTAAATCCTTTCATGTTTCCGCTATTACTAACTTGATAAAGTAAATCTCTACCAACGCGAACAATATTTGGCGCATCAAAACAAATTTCTTTGTCTAATAAAGTGCTTCTACCCCGTACGTCACTTTCGATGTCATATAAGTCATCTAATAGTCTGGGTTTGGGGGCACTAAACCATAGTGCATCATCTTCAAACGCTTCATATAAAATATCATCATAAAGCCTAGTTTCAAAATACCTTGAACGTGTGGGACTTGGTGTTTCAATAAGCATATCGCCAAGAGGCAAAATCAAATCTCTAGGGCACCAACTATACCAACCTTTGCTTTTCCAGTCTAGTGTGCTAAACTCGTTATCCCAATCAATGATTTTTGGTCTATGGACTTTAATGTTCATAGATTCAAGCACATCTACCAATCCTTGAATGTCTTCGTTGGCTTCTTCAATAACCCAGTCGGGAAGAGGGCCTTCCATGTCTTTGATTTCGTCCCATGTTTTATCAGCATAACTAAAACTATGCTGAGACCTGTCAAGCGTTACTCTGGCATGATGAGCATGCCCAACAATAATTTCTTCCAATGGATCCCAATCGTTATGAGTGTTTACTATCATGTTTTTAATCCTTCTTTTTTTGCTCTATTGTCCCATACTCTAGAAAAACATAATCTATTTGTTTTATTTCCCCTAGAATATTCTGGATATTGATTGTTGATATCTATTCCAAATATATAACAAGGACTAGGAACTAAGTTTAGTTCTTTGCATAGTTCAAGTTGTTTTGGTCTATATTTGTCAAATAGTGTTCTTGCAGGAAAAGATTTCATTAATTCTGTTCCAATAAAAACGCTACAAAAATTCAAATAATTATAATTGTCTTCGTTGATTACATATAATTGATCTTCAAATTTTTGTTTTTGAAGTCTTATTCCTACTCTATAATTTTCTATCGGCAGTGCCTTACTTAAAGAACTTACAATATATTCTATGCATTCGTGTTCTAAATTAATTGTTGTGTTAAGTGCTTCTTGATTTGTTAGATTTATAAATGCCATATCTAACATAACGGGAACTTGAAGTTTGTCGCATTCACACAGCATTTCTTCTAACTGATCGGGTACTGAGCCGGTATCAGAAAAAGGAACACTAATCAAAACGAAATCGTTTTCTCGAATTTTGTCTTCATCTAACCAAGCAAAGTTATCTTGATACCAAAGATTTTTCATCATTTGCTGATAAAAATATTCTCCTTTTGCTAGTCTTAATCTTTTTTTATTGCCATATCTTAAATAAAATTGTGCAAAACTCTCAGTAGTTCCATTTGTAACACAGCAATTATTATAAAGATCGGTTCCCGAAAAATCAAAGTCGTTGAACATCCAATCTTTAAAAGTAGCAAAAAAATCTTCTTTTAATTTTTGTGTTAACTTTCTATTACCCAAGTCAAAATTAGAAAATTCTCTTAGCAATTCATCTCGTTTTTTGACAACATCTGCATCATGAACACTCCAGGCACCTCCGTATACTTTTGATTTATTATCAGGAATTTGTGTATGAGTTGTCATACTTCATCTCCCAGTGCTTCACTAATACAAACTCTAAAGTTATCAGGTATTCCTCTGTTAAAGTGAGAATGTCTTTCTTTATCTCCTAATCCAAAAATAACAGTGTCGGTTTGTTTTAGATTTTCTTGCACACAAAGTTCGTTGTATTTGGTTTTGTATTTGTTCCAGTTCCAATCTGGATCAAACTGATTCATATAGTAAACGCCTAGGCTCATACTGTATTTGTTATACATTTTTACTTCGTTTAGCATGCTAATACCATCGTCAACATATTGTTTTGTAAATCTAATTCCAACTCTGTGATTTTCTAACGTATAAAAAGATTTGCTTAGACTAAATGCTACTTCATCAACACAAGGATACTTATTTAAATCAATGTGAATATTTTTACTAATTCCCCAATAAGCTAAATCTAATAAAACCGATATGTTCATTTTACTACAAAACTTTAAAATAGTATCGAAATCTGGGTGAACACAACCCAAATCGCTAAAGGGAACGCTGATAATCATAGCATAACTTTGGTCTTTAGACACTGCTTTTTCTAAATCATTTACATTCGAATAATCAATGTACTTAAATTTATTAAATTTGGAAATACAATGATGGTACTGAAAGTCTCCTCTGAGGGTAAGGATAGTCTTTTTAGAATTTTTTATTACAAAGTGATCAAAGGCATGACTAGTGCCAGCAATATAATCGAAATAACCAAACGCTTCTAGACCCTGAATACTTTTTAATTGTGTATTGTTAATCCAAGATACCCATGCATCTTTATAATGATCTAAAGATACTTCATTAAAAGAAAAGTTATTATAATAATTTTTAATTTCTTTGTCGGGTATGGGTCTTGCCCCTCTCAGCGTATTCACATTACTCCTCAAATGGCAATTTTTCTTTTTTAGATATAGCAAAGTTTTTATATGTAAGTGCCTTTTCTAAATCTTTTTCTGTTCGCATAATCATGTATTCATTAGCAAAGTGTATTTCTTTTCCTAAGTCAATTGCTTTTTTTAATAACTCATCAGTAATAGAATACATGCTAAAAACTACTATACAATCAATATTCTGTTCTAGTAAGTGCTCAAAAATAGGCAAATGCGTTAAGTATTCATTTTCAAATTGGTAACCGCTTAGTTTAATTTGTTGCTGCCCAATATAGTGCTCTATCGTACAACGTTGTGCATGTTTTCCTATGTGAGCATCGAAGTGACTATTATGAGATAAATAACCGATATAAGTTTTATTATTATCTGGCTGAGGTGTATCAACATAATCTCCTGGAAGCCTAAAGAATGCTCCTGGATACCTTCTATGATACTCTTCGCCTTCTATCAAAACATGCCAATCGATTGCAAGCCTAGTAATGTCAGTGGTATTTTCGACATTACCATGAATATGTTCTTGAGCAAACAGATGCGCTTGCCCCGGCTCTAATGTTACTGGCCATGCATATTTTAAACATTCTGTTTCAAACTCTTCAACAGACCATTTGTTGTCAATAACTTTTTTAGTCAAATCTCTACTTTCTTGTAAATCTACTACCCACATAGAATTTGACTCGTAGCATTTTGTTAGGGGCATCCAAATAGTTCCTTGCCCTCTTCCATTGTCATAAAATATTCCTTGATGAAATGGAAGTCTTCTTCCTAGCCTGCTTTGGTTTGGTACTACTAGATTTAGTGTAGGTTGTCTTTTTACTAAATATCTGGATCCCCCGATTAAAGGAGAGATGTATTCTTGTGCGAAATCATCGATAAGTTTGCTCATGTGCTCAGTTAAAAAACTATCTGAAACTAGTTTTGTTGCATCTGAGATTTGTTCCCGATCTAAAAATAAATGTATGTGTTCTAAAGATTCTACGTTGGGATACTTCTTTTGAATGGTTTCAAGAATCAAACTGGGCCAGTTATATTTTTTAAGATCATAGTCTAAAGTAGAGTTGTTAAAGTTCTTTTGTAAATATTGGTTCATTGCATGCCTCATTAAGGATCAAGTTTTAAAAACTTATTTAGTATATCTTGAATGAACCATTTTTTTAATTTTATTCTTAGTTCGCCATTTGGATTTATCATTAAATCTTTATTGTGTTGAATTTTTTCTATTAAAATTTTAGAATTATCAAAAATGACTTCTTCTCTGAAATCATTCAATTGATTTATTACATTATAGGTAAACAAGTGCCTGCTATCATTTTCCAACGATCTGTAATCGAAAACTTCTTCAAATAATTGGAATCCTAAAATCTTTTTAAGAAAATTAGTATGATATTTACCGTTGCTCATATCAACGTTGCCTACGATAAAAATATGTCCATTTAAGATAGGCTGAACGGTTTTTTCGGAAATAATGTGATTAAAGGTTTTAGTTCTGGGTACTCTATTGTGGATACATACTGTTTCTGGGTTAGGGTTCTCATGACTAAACCCAAGTCCCTCTGCTAAATATCGAGAATCCCACGAACAACACCCATTTTCAGTTATTAAAGAAATGTGACTTTCTGTATAAATTATATTCGGATGTTTCAACTTCATCATTCCTACTAAAGAAATCGCATTTCCTTGAGTATCATACATTGGATCATCTTCTAATTGCATCAAAGGAAAACATTTGGTATTATTAACATCTGCACATGCAAGATAATCTTCTGTAGGATAAAGTTTTTCATAACGTTTTGTTTTTTCTTCTTCGATGCGCTGATTGTTTTTACTTATTACATGTGTAAGAGATTCTAGGTCAGCTTTTTTTCTATCCTCGATCTCTGTATAGTTTATTGGTCTGTAAGAAAGAATACAGCCAGGTTGTTTTTCTGGATGATGTCTGTTTTTAAAATATTTTTGTATTGTATAGTGTGTGTGATATTTGTCTTGTGACCACATCCTAGACAAATGATTAAAGATATGTCCTTTTTTTGATGTTAAATAATTACAATTTTCGTAACAATGTGTTTCTACTGACATTTTAAAAACAAAAGGGCTTAATAAAAAAAATGGATAGAAAACTATGTTGCTTGAATGAAAATTTAACTTTGGATTTCCTAAAAATACTAATAGCACATTAGGAAAATAGTATTTTAATTTTGGTAATAAATTTATCGTTTCAACTGTGGGGGCTTCTGTCGTGGAAACTACAATAGATTTTTTAAATTTTTTACTAGCTATTTCTACAATATTATGAAATGCTTTTGCTTGCTGACTATCTACTTCTATGATAGGAATAACACTTGGGTCTTTAATGTCATTGGTCCATTTATAATTGATGCCTAAGATAGACATCATATCGTGTATTACTCCAGTTCTACCCCAAAGTCCCGAAGAATAATTACCAATCTTGCTATTAAGATCATTAAAAAGCAACTTATTTCCGGGCACCGTGTCGTAGTATAATTTGTACATTTTAGAAACTACGAGTCCATTTCTAAAAACTTATCTAATAAATCTTCAACAAACCATTTTTTTAATTTTTGTCTTAGCTCACTATTTGGGTTTGCCATTAAATCTCTGTTATAATGCAGTTTTTCTCCCAGAACTCTAGCGTTATCAAAAATAACTTCTTCTTTAAAGTCGTTTAATTGTTCTATAACCTTAGCAGTCGTTAAAAACTTGTTTTCGTTTTCTATATCTTGGTAATCAAATACTTCTTCAAATAACTCAAATCCCAAACAACGTTTTAAAAAATCTGTATTATAACTACCATTTATCAAGTCGGTATTCCCAACAATAAAAATTTGCTTGTTTAAAATAGGCTGAACAGTTTTTTCCGATATGAAACTATTAAAAACCGTTGTAGGGGTAGATTTGCTTTTTTCTTTTATAGTTAATGGGTTAGGATTTTCATGACTAAATCCAAGACCTTTTGCCAAATAAGTGCTATCCCATTCACCGCACTCAATTTCAGTTACTAGTGCGATATGACTTCTTGAATAAACTCCTATAGGGTGTGCAAGGTCCCGCATCCCTACATCAAGCATTTTGCCTTCGCTATCATACATCGGATCATTATCTAATTTCAACCACTTATAATGATCTGGGTGTTTTGGGTCCGCTTTGTTTATATAGTCTTTGGTGGGATAAAGTTCTTTGTACAGCCCTCTTGTTAATGGATCATCTCCTCTTTTATCATTCTCAATAGCTAGATATTTTAAACCTTCAACGGCCCTTTGGTGCCTATCTCCCGCATCGCCAAGAAAGTTAATAGGCCTATATGATAGCATTGCCCCATATCCACGATCTTTATCATATTTTCGCTCAAAATGATTCATAATCGTATAGTGAGTATGATATTTTTCTCTTGCCCACATTCTAGATAAATGATTAAAGATATAAGGCTTTGATGAAGTTAATCCATTGCAGTTTAAATGATTGTGCAACTTAACTGAGATGTCAAAAATAAAAGGCTTTAGCAGATAATAAGGATAAAAAACCATATTACTTGATTTAAAATTAAGTTCAGGGTTACCTCCAAAAGTTATAAGAACGTTGGGATGTAACTTTTGTAAACTGGGAAGTGCCTCTATTGTTTCCATACACGGTTGTTCTGTCGTGCATGCTACAATACATTTTTTATATGTATTGCTAGCCATATTAATAACTTTATGTAAAATTTCAGGAGGTTGACTTTCCACTTCAATGACTACTATGGCTTCTGGATCCTTGGCATTGTTAGTCCATTTATAATCGATTCCTAGAACCGTCATCATGTCCTGTATTACAGATGTGCCTCTCCAGAGACCAGAAGTAAAATCTTTTATATGGCGGCTCAACCTGTTTATCATAAGTTTATTTCCAGGAAGAGTGTCGTAGTATAATTTATACGTCATTTGCTGCCTTTATCCAATCCATTTGTATTTATGAAAAAACAAATAAATCATCAAAAGTAGTGTCAACGTTGGTATTAGATTCTAAATCCCACTTAAGAACACCAAGCAAGTTTTCGATTTTTTTGTCTACTAGTGTTTTTTGCATTTCTTTGTCGTCAAACGGCAATTGTTTAAACCAATCTGGCAATCTTAATTCGTCAGTAGGATAAGCGATACTAGTAAAGTTAAGAGGGTTTGATTTAAGTTTACAAACAACTACTTTCATCCCATCTACTAGTTTCATCGAATGTTGATCGTTATTAAGTTCACGTAAATAATTCCAATTAATTGCGGCTCTTACATGACCTGGCATATTGGCTTTTCCTGTTTTGCTTCGCTTTTCTAACTCTTCGTAATACGTGATTTTGTTTGCACTTTTAGGGCTTCCTTTTGTCCAACCATCTTGCGCATTTAACTCGTTTTTGAAATCTTTAATTTTTTCAATAACTTCTTCCCTTGTACCACCTGCCAAAACTAATTCTAATACAGACATTAAAAATTCTTGCACATATTTGGGAGTATCTGCTCGCTTTAAATCAAGTCCCATTGCTTTAATTTCGCCAGGCTTGTCTATATCTGTGCGTTTGCCTTCTTTATCGATAATGTTAATTGCATATCTCTTTTTAGTAATAAACAAACTTCTATCGCCAACTACCTCTCTGCCCGATTGAATAATCTCTCCATTTTTTCTAGGACAATGAAATGCTTGCTCCATGAATGTAGGGAACGTATCATTTGCTTGCTCTGAAATACTATCATATAAGGCGATAGCGGTTTCTTTGTTCCAGTCGATTTCTCCTTTTTCGATTTGCTCTTTAAGAGCAGGATATGCTGTAAAGTAGGCGCTATCAGTATCACCATATACAATAGCACTGCCATCGTGTTCATATTTGCCTACAATAATTTCATTAACAGCAGCCATCATGTGTTTAGTAATTTGTCTGCCAGTCAGTGTAACAGATTGTCCTAAACGCTTATCGTAAAATCTACAATGTTCATTTAACAATGCGCCATATGCTGAGTTAAGCAAAATTTTACGAACTAACTGACGCTTATCGTAATATTCAAATTTGTCAGTTCCATATGCATCTCGTGCTTGTTTTTGGATGGATTGTCGTTCTGTGTACCAACGCGACAACAATCCAGGAATCACGCCTTCTTTTTCATAAGTAAAGATTGTTCCATTTGCCGAAAGAATGTAAGGCTTGTGACTATCAAAAATCATTTTCCAAATTTCTGCGGCTGACATTTCTTCTGTTCTGCCATCTGTATAATCGATAGTCAGCATAGTTCCTTTTTCTTGATTCATAATCGCAGTGTATTCAAGCGAACCAAATAAGTTTTCCCATAGCACTGAACCAGTTACTGCGTCGGCATCATCACCGTTTTTCTTTTTACGTTTTTGTTTTGTTAGAGATGTGCTTTTTTCTTGCATGTAACGTTCAGTTAGTGTTTGACGAACTTGTCCCACAATAGTTTCAGGAGCCATATTAAGTGCCCTGATCGTAGAAGGATATAGTGAGTTAATATCGACGGCGCCTATCCATTCATGAATTCCTTTCTTTGGATATGCTACATATGCTCCGGCTGCCGGCGAAGCGTCTTCGTCTGAACTTTTGCGTTTTTTATCTGGAACAACTACCCCGCGTTCATGCGCCTCGTTCATAATAGCCATTTCAATCATAGCTACCGAACCCATAGCAGTTGGAATTAGTACAGTGTTTTCATGTGCTATTGCATTAGCTAAATCTAAAAACTTTAGTTTTTCGTGTAACCTAGCAACCAGCATAGTGTCTTGTCTGTTATATCTAATAAACTCTTTGAAGTCTTTATTATATAATTGATCTAATGTTCCTTCATATGGAGTTTTTACATCACCTAACTCCATTTCTGAAATGGCATCAAGAGAATAGCTGTGCCTAGATTCATAATTATACTTTTTGTATAGTTGAAGATAATCCATATGAATTCTTCCAACTAAGTCAAAAGTTTGTTCTTCTTTGCCAAATCGTTCGTAAGTTCTCATTTTGGGCATTTCTCCCATCAAACAAAACTTACGAGTATCATCTTTACTCATAATTCGTGTTACGCGATTTACAAGATACGGAATATCAAAGCCTTCTGAGTTCCAGCCAGTTAATACATCTGCATCGTCAATCAGTTCAAAAAATGTTTCGAACATTTCAACTTCATTTCTAAATAAAAAAGTATTTGGAAACTCGGAAATTAGTTCTTGTGCAGTCTCATCGCTCATGTGCTTAGGAGGAATAGCTAAGCATATTAGTTTATCTAACCAATCTAAGTATAATGCGATTGCTGTAACCGGGCTAAATGGATCATTAGTAGGAGCAAATCCTCTTTCAGCATCAAAATCAACTTCAATATCAAAAAACGCTGTGTGCAGTTTAGGAGGTTCTGCATTTAAATAATTTTCACTCAAGCACCTGAATACTACAGGGATATCACTTTCAAACAAGTTTTTGTTACTGTGTATTCTTTTTTCTTTTTCATATTCCGATCTTTTTTTAGTAGAAAACCTAGAGACGGGGTCGCCAAAAATACTACGATGTTTTCCTTTAGGATCATCATAGTAAAATGTATATGTTGCAGGATATTCCTGGTAATGGCGAATCCCGTCCGTTGAACGTTCTACTACAAAAATCCGATCTTTGTCTCGGTTGTAAATAGCATCAACGTAAGACATTAATGAGTTTTACCTACAGTCTCCAAAATAGTATTCAGTTCTTCATTTTCTTGGTTTGTTTCAGATAATTTTGATTTATGTGCAACTCTAATTGCTTTTTTCAAAACACTGGGTTTGATTTCTAATTCTTCTGCAATTGCTTTAACAGTATCATTTAATCCTTCGTTTAAAGAATCAATCTCATGCATTACTGACATGCCTTCATTAATCAATTGCGTTAGTTTAATTTTTCCTTCGTTGTTAAAAGTTCTGCTCATTGTATTTCCTTTTGTAGTTGTTGAATTTCATCTTTGATTTTTAGTTTTTTCTTTTTAAAATAAACAATGTCTTCTTGATAAGCATAATTTTGTTCCATCAATTGCACTTGCTTATCTAGTTTAGAATGTTCATTTTTTAACCATTCTAGCCTATCTGCTTTTTTCATAGTATTCTCCAAGATGTTGATACATTATAAGTGAATTTAGTAGAGAGGTCAAGCAATTTGGTGCCCAATAGAAAATCATAGTAGCATAATTACTTATACTAGCAACGAGAGATATTAACTTTTATTGGAAAATGTGAGGATTTTTCTTGCCGTAAATCTTGATATATTTTCCAGAAAGCATGTCTGCCATAGCCTCAATTGGGCTACCTGGATAACTATCGCCGGGGTCAATCATACCCAATTCATGTTGACGATAATGAACTAATTCGTGAAAAACGGTTCTTAAGATGTCAACTAAATTTCTATTGTTAGCGTAAACCCAAATTTTATCGTCATCTAACACAAATTGCCCTGTTGCAGGATTTGATTGTGCTTTATCTGTATCTAAACTTAATATAACTCTTGGAGGATTTTTTATACTCATGCGTTTGCATGCCCAAGAAGCAAACTTAGAAACTTCATCTTGTATCACAGGATCAACTTCTTCTTCAAGTTTACTTTTTAGTTTGCCTTGGATCCAGTCGCTGTAATTTCTTTTTTGCAGAGAGGGCAACCTTTGAGTAAGGTCTTCGTAATCTACTTTGGGCGCAAATTCATCTGCTTTCATTTTGGATCCATATATTAATTAGTGCTCACTTTTACTTTAAGGGTAGCGAATCCTAAAGTAGCGCAGAAGCCGCGCAGTAACCCTAACGGTCCTAGGGTAAAATTCTTATTTCATTTCTCTTAACGAACCAATAAGATTGTCAGTCACGCCATATTGTTTTTTCATTAACTGTCTGGCTTGAAACAAATTTTGTGCAGTAACAGTTACATCCATATTACCAGTATAAGTAGGCATTTTAACAAACACTCTAGCTATGTATACTTTGTATGGCTTTACTACTTCTGCTACTCGCATAATTTAATTTTTAACGTTTTTTGCCTTGCCCCTACGATTTTTGTTAGGGTCTTTTTTACGCTTACGCTTTACAGCACGAGCAATACCTGCTTTACCGTCTTTTTTGCCATCATTATTTTTATCAGCATTGCGAAGACTAGCTGCCTTGCTTTTGCTTAAACACTTGGGCTTAGCACTGCCTTTGGTGTCGCCACATTTACCAATGCGCTCACCTTTGCTGTTGTAGGCGTCCCAGCCTCCGCCGCCGGCGCCACCTTTCTTGCCTTTGCCGAACCAGTCACGTAGGTTTTCGTCTAATTCTTCTTCACTGCTTTCTTGTGCGCTTTCTTTTTTAACACAGTTAGGTACACGTTTTCCAAACATAGTTTTCATGCCTTTCTTTTCGTAACCTTTCCAGCACCGTGTTCCTTCTACTATCTCTTGAATTCTCATTACTATTCCTTTATGTTGCCTGAATAAAAAATTTACGTTCAGGATTAAATCCTTCTTCGATTGGATTTCTGCTTTGCCAATCTAAACTAACATCATCTTCTTTGATGGGTCCGCCTTTGGCCCAAGTTCGACAAGTACGCGCACTATGACATTTAAAATGATGCATCCAGCAATAACCTAAATGCCCGTCATCATCACTAATTTTTCCCGGCATACATTCTAACATTCTGGGAGAAATATCAAAGGCTACACAATTACCGCATAAAGATTTTTTTGCGGCTTTAACTGTAGTATCCCAGTGATCTGCTAGTTCTTGCCAATAATCGCCTGGTTCATCAACATTTAGTGGACCGTATTTGATATGATCAGCCTTGATAGCACTGTCTCTGTTTTTTGTATTAAGTTCCAAATCTTGTGTTGGCGCTGGACAACTTTCACCCTCATCTTCAGATACTCTTCTGCAACTTCCTGGCGCATATTTTTTAGTACCGGGAACTCGCTCGTACCCGTCCCAACAAGTTTCTGTGATAAATTCTTGTGCTCTCATTTTTTCTTACTCTTGTTACCCCAGTTTTTAGCACCCTTCTTTCTGCATTGTACTAAAGCACCAGAAGCGTAAGCACTGGGCCATACTTTGTAACGTGATTTTACCTTATGATAACAAGCGTCTTTTTTAGTTTCATCTAATTTTGATGTTGAAAATTTAACAATTTTTTCAAAATTTTCTTTGCTTTCAGCACCCAATGTTTGCATCTTGTCTTTTAATTCAGGCTTAGCATCCATGTACATTTCAATAAAAGCAACTATGTCTCCCATTGGAAATTTGCTTTCACTACCATCTTTAAATTTTATAGGGTAATTCCCTTCAACATCGACTGCTTTTTTAAGTTGCATTAAGATATGAGGGACATCATCTTTGTCTGGGTTACTATTAGGCTCTTCGTTATCGTCAAAGTCTACATCTGGCTCTTCCATATCGTCTGGAACTACCATTTCATCGTATGCAAAATCTTCATATTCTGCGTTTTCAAATAAATCGCTAATTTTCATAATTTAAATCCTTACTTTAGTAATATTTATCAAAAACAATACTATCTTCTACGCTTTGTAGCAGACCTCATAATCTTGTTTAATCTAGCCGCAGTTCTTGAAGCTGGATCTACACGTTTTGTTTTTTTGGTTTTTCTTGCTTGAGCGGCTTTGGTGCGCTTTCTTGTAGCCTTCATTCGAGCGGCCTTTGCAATATCTGGCGGTGCCGAACATTGGTTTACATTGGGAACAGTTCTGCCTTTTCTTGGTCCAGTTTCACATCTCCATTTAAGAGTTACTGTGCCTGTTTTGGGGCTTCTTTTAAATACTAATCTATGTTCAGTTATAAATTCATGTGCTCTCATTTTCTTTTACCTATATATGTATATATCAATAATACTCTCTGGTTGTAGATGTGAAACCTAAATCGATAATAACAGGATTGCCATTGTACAGTCCCCAGTTTTCATCAAATTCAAAATCCCCCGTTTCTAGTTCGGTGTTGTATACCAGTTCAACAAGCTGGTCAGCATACTTCTCAAATGTTTGCCAGTCTCTTTCTGTATATTCTGTGTTTTCTAAATATGTTTTTTTGATTTCGCTAAAACTTGTTGTTTCAAAATCCCGCCCCCATGTGAAATAGTTGGATTTTTTTGATTTAAAATCTACATACTTAACCAAAAATTTTAGATTGGGAGTACGAAATATCTTGTTTAAAGTTGGTTCTTTGACTTTTTTTGCCAGTTCAGTTTGTATCCACACTGGTCGACTATTTTCTTTGTCATAGTCTATGAGCGGAATAACAATAGGCATTTTACTAACACGGCTGTTTTCAAGCACGCTAATCTCTTGTTCGTTTTGTATCAGACCATGTTTGCTTCTGGCAACCTTGAGCACAGTTGGACGACCTTGATATTCAATAATCATAGCAACACGACTGCTACCAGTACCTATTTCTTTGGCACGGTCTAGTGCATACTGTAGACGATTATCAAAACTCTGATAAGCATTCATCTTTTCAGGGTCCCAATCTGGAGGAAGTGGGACCTCATTGATGACTTTGTTTTCGATTAAGAATTCATGTGCTCTCATTGCTTTTTCTAGTATCTCACTCATCGCCGATGTCAGTGTATTTTATATTTCTAGATTTTAAGAATTCTTCAAATTCTTTTTGTTCTTGATCTGTATAAAACATCACTAAACCCCTATCACCTGCACCTTTTGTTTGTTGTTCGGCTCTGAATTCCTTCATTAATCTATTAAAATCATATGAAGGAACATCAACATAAAGTGTGTTGGGCTGTGGTAATAGATTTTCGCCTTCGTTTAGTATTTCACTTGCTCTCATTATTTTCACCTATAGGTTCTTCGCCGGTTAAATAAGGTCTGCTAAACCAAAGTTGGAACCATTCATCAGTTCCTGGTTTGATATTGTGTTTTTTCATTAACTCGCCCTTTTCATTTCCTGTTAATGAAATGTTAGAACCATCATCATTATTTTCTTTATCCGTTATTCCGGCTAGTCTTTTTAATTCTGATAGTTCCATTATTTATAACCTATGATCATACTACGCATGAACTCGCCGTCACGATCTTCGCACTTTAAAGTACCTTCATATAGATATTCTTTAAGTGGATATTTCTTTTTTAATTCTTTTAAATTTTCTGGAGTATTGGGTGCATTTGCAATATTTTCTGTTTGAAATAAACATAAACAACCCTTTGGCACATTATCGTACCAGTCAGATTTTCCAATGTTATTAATACTTGGATTAACAACACAGTCTGCTCCATTATATTTTAGTTTGTTACAATCTTTGACAATGTGTTTTATGTCAGGATTGATTTCTTTACTAACGCCTACACATCCTGGTTCTGAATCTATCGCAACAATATTTTCAATGTCGTTATTGCGGTTGAGTACATATGGCAAAATACCATACCAGCTACCTAATACCGCACATTTTTTTATAGGTACTTTTGTATCCTTTAATCTACGAGCCATCCATAAACGACTTATAATCTGTTCATCAGACATACTGCCTTCAAAACTTTCTGGTGATTGCTCGTCTAGATATTGCATTAGTATGTCATTCCTGTAGTGCGTCTTTGACCTTTAGTTTTAAATGGGTCATATTCTTGTTCGTATGTTCCGGGGTATGGTATACCTTTTGTTTCTTGTTGAACTTGTATTCTTTTTAAAACATCTGTATTCCATATTTGATAAGCAATGTTATTGCCATCTACCATGCGTACCCCATCGTATCCCATGTCTTCTAATTGATCTGTGCTGTACTTGTCTATATCATCATATGAAGCTAGGTTTGCTTTAGGAGATATTTCAAATGCTATATCTACTTTGTTGCCTGAGGTAACTGTGCTGTCCCAGTCAGTGTTGTTAACACCGTTTAACCAAAAGGTACCGTCACTGCTTTTACTTAAGTCGATTGTAGCAAAATCTTCAGCACTACGATGTATTCCTATCTCTTTAGGTTTGGTTACTTCTAATATTTTCATTTCTTCTTGCCCTTGACTTTACCATCAGCAAAGTTTTCTTCTATTTCCATCTTTGTTTTTGTTGCTACTAATCTGATATGATAATGATCATCGTCATACACATGTTTTTTGTCTGCTGGATTGTACTTTCCGATGATTTTTCTTTTGTCGGCGTCCCACACATAAACATTTACCATATGAGCTAACTTATCCCACATGCGTTCGCTGCCTAGAGACTGTTCACCATCTGACACAATATCCCAGCCCAGTATTACTATGGCAAACAGATATAACCTAACTGCTATGTCCTTACCTCGAAGATTTGGTTTCAGTTCAATAGCAACCTGTTTCATTCCGCTAAAATCATCAGTTGCTAACACACCAGCTGGCTCTCCGGTTTCTGGACTTTCCAGCACCAGATTGGCACCGTCTGTCCATATATTATAGCCCTCTATCGACTTGCCAGTTTTCTTCATGGTATTTTTGTAATCGGCCCAGTCACGATAATCAATAACATGATTCATCTTTGGGTTTCTTTCTATTTCATTTATGTGGCACAAGTTTTCCATGGCCATCTTTCTCAAATCAGTGCTGCTTTTGCTTAAGTCGATTGTAGCAAAATCTTCAGCACTACGGTGTATTCCTATCTCTTTAGGTTTGGTTACTTCTAATATTTTCATTTCTTCTTGCCCTTGAC